TATCAAATGCTTTTTCATACAAAGGTTTATCATAACCCCCTTGTGCATTTGCTAATTCTTCTGGACTAGATTTAGTTATGTCAGTAAAGTTTGGTCTAGTTGCAATGTTTTCATAATTACCTAAAGCATCTCTGGTTGTGGTATCTATTCCAACACTAGAACCTTCTCCACCCATGATAGTAGGATATTCATTAAGATTAGGTCTTTGAGGAGTGCCTAAATTAGCTAATCCTTGTTCTGGAGTAGCATCAATATAAGATTGTTTAAACGACATATCAGGGGCAACTCCACCATTTAATGGCTGATAAGTATTAGCATTTACTAAATTTTGTTCTAGAGGGGCTGTAAAGCCATCTATGTTTGCTTTTACACCTTCCATACCTATGTCATAAGATGGAATTGCGTTTGTAGAGCTACCTAGTATTCCTGTAGTAGCCCCTGTAGTAGCACCTGTGCCTACAGCAGTGCTTGTACCACCTAAAAGATTTGCTCCTCCACCTAAAGAATTAGCTGAACTAGCACTTTCCATAGCAGTTACACCTTTACCTCCAGCATCAGCCGCAGCTGTTCCTCCTGACCCCATTGAGCCATAGCCTAAACTACCACCCATCATTGCACCTGTCAGCCCATTACCACCCATTTGTCTATCAAGCATATAACCTGCTGCTGCCATTCCTACTGGTAACCAAAAGCTCATTATTTGCCCCCTCCTGATGAAGTAGAGGTTTGATTAATTGGAGCAGGAGCACCATAAGCGGCTGATAGATAACTTTCTAATTTACTGTATGGTTTGTTTTGCCCAAACTCAAATCTTGCTATATCTGCATTTAATTTATCTTTAGCATATTGTTCTTCTGTCTGACCTAGTTTGGCTAATTGATTTATGTCTGAATAATCTGCCATAGCCATTTGTGGAGCTTGTGCAATAGCTGCATCTTGTCTTGCTCTTTCAGCACCAAAGTTACTGTAAGCTAATTCTGCTGCTCTGTTAGTTAAAGCATTTGCTAGATTTTCTGATGCTTGTGATTCCATTTCACCCATAGCACCTGAACCATATCTTCCAGAAGCTGCTGTTCTACTACCTATATCTCTAATAGCTTTATTAAATTCTGTAACAGCAGGTTTAGCTGCACTTGCCATCATTGCAGAAAAATATGGATTACCTGCTGATAGTCTGTCTCCACTAATTGTGCTTAACTGTTGTGCTTGAGCTGCTGGTACTAATGGACTACCAGTTACAGCTCTATTACTAGCCATTCTTAAAGCATCTTTTGTAGTTTCTGATGCTGGAACATAAGTTGCACTTGGGTAATATTCTGGAGAGTCAGCTTCGTATAAAGTTTTTGCTTCATCTAAACCATAAGTTATGTATGGCAAGATAGCAGGGTCAATATTTTGAGTAGTTTGAGTAGTTTGACCGCCACCACCTTTGTATTCACGCAATCCAGTTACAGGATTAATTGTTCCTGAACCACCATGTGCTTTTAAAAGATTAGCTTCCCATGTATTAACATGAGCAAGTTCGGTATCTCCTTCTCTACCGAGTTTGCCTAAATCTTTTGCTAACCAGTTATATAACCATATTTTTAACTTAATCATTCTATTTTCAACTCCATTAATTGATATTTTTTTTTGTAACCATATAGCCTATTCCATAACCTAGCTATACTCTCAAATTTAGTAGACCCTTGTATTGCAGTTCCACCATTATGCCTAACCCACTGCTTAAACTGCTCAAACCCTGCTTTAGTATTTTTACCACCTATATAAGTTATATAAGCTACTCTGTCGTTAGGATAGTTAATCCACTGAACAGTAAGTGCTACATAACACTTATCTTCTTTCATTACTAATAGTAATTGTTGCTGACCTTGAGTTACTAGCAGTTTTAATTGTTCTGCTGTAAACTCTCCGTTACCTTTTTCTAATGCTTTTTGTAATAAAGGTTCTGCAAGATGCCAAAATCTTTGCACTTGATTCGTAGGCACTACATAAAGTTTCATAGTATTAAATTGGTTGTTATTTACCCTACTATTATATACCCAAAAGTATTATCTGCCACACTGTTAGGCAAATGTGTAATGGTTGCTTGACCTTTTTGTCTATCACTAATATAAGGTAATCCAGTAGAATCACTTACCTGTGATGGATAGTGCATAACTAACTCTAGTGTTGAGGAAGGTATGCTAGGTCTAGCGTAAGGTGTTGTCTGTGCAGGAAATGCAGTTAAAGATACACTAGCATTATCTACAGCACAATAAACTTCTACATAATCGTTAGAGCTTAAATCTAAAGGATGTTTTAAGTTTAAGTAAGCAGCACCTTCTATAATTCCTTGTTTATCTGGAATAGTTATAGATGTTGCGGTGTGAGGAACATCTACACCATTTACTCTAAACCACAAATAAGCATTATGAATTTGAGATAAAGGATTATTAAACCTTCCCATAAATGTTACATCATAATATCCTGCGTAATCTACTACAACTGTATCACTTGATAATGACATAGCATAAACACTTTCTGCTGTTCCTAAAGCAACTCTAGTAGCTGTATTAGCAAGAAAGTTTTGTGTTGTATCGTGTTCAAATAATCCATGAGGAAGCTGTACTCCAGTTCCAGCAGCAGCAACACTTAATGGTGCAAGAAGTATAATAGAATCAAAACCAATTCTTTCATTAAATATTGTAGTTGTAGTAGCTCCACCAGTATTAAGTGTAATTTCACCAGAATTATTAGTGTTACCATTCATAGCGTTATTAACTACTTCAGATACTAACCTAGCATCACCACCTTGATAGGGAAGTGTACGATACATTCTAGGCATTATCTATTACCTTGTGGTTTTACATCTACATCTACTGCCATAGCTGTTGTCCAGTTACCTGTAGGTTGCACATTAAATCTATGATACCTACCTGCACTTCTTAAATTACATCTACCCTCTGATGTAGCAGGAACAAACGCACCAAATCCAATAGTATCATCTAGCTCTCTACGACTAGCTACAGCTACTTGTGCTGTGCCGTTATCTATTTGTGGTCTTGCTAGTGTTGCAACAGAATTATAACCAACCTCTATATCTGTTGTTATTAGTTGTGGTGTTGTAGATTCTCCTGTAAAGGTTACAATTTTATTTGCTTTTGTTCCTGCAAATAAAAACTTACCACCTATAAATAATCGTGAATCTAATGATGCAGGTATTGTGTCTAAATTTGTATAGCCTAATGAAGATTCTAAACTTTCTAATGATTCTCCTAATGTTGCAATAGTTCCTACAGAGTCTGATGTTGTTTCAGCTCTTGACCATTTTTGTAGTTGCCAGTTGTAAATAAGTATTCTTCTGTTGCCATCTACATCTGCATAGTTCCATACAACAAGATTTTTAACAGGGTCTATAGCAGCACTCATAGTATTTATTTGAGTTAAATCTACTCTACTAAAAAACCATCTGTCTATTTTTTCTAATCCTATGTTTGTAACTGTTTGTCCATCTGTAGAATAAAATCCATCATCTGCTAAAAAGAAAGTGATGTTTCCATATTGAGCAACAGAATGACCTTCTAAACATCCTAATCCATTAGATATTGTGTCAAACTGAAAGAACAATGGTGAACCTACATAAGAAGCTCTAACTACAGATTTTTCTAATAATATAACACCGAACTCACCACCTGTAATTGCTTGAACATTACCACCATCTGCAATTATTTGAAAATCACTTTGACTTGTAGCTCCAGAAGTCCAATCTGTTTCATCATTAATATCTGACCATTGCACTTTATCTGGCTCTGAACCTACACCAATGTTTCCTGCAAAAACAAAATCACGAACTACTGCAATGTCTTTAGCTATAGGGGCTGTTGCTGCTACATCTGCAAATGCAGTAGATGAACCTATAGTCCATGTTTGTATTCTAGCATTATCATTACAAGCTAAAACTACATTACCAAATTGTTCAAATCTCCATACTCCATCACCACTATACCCACCTGATTTAGATACATCTGTTAATGCCAAAGTGCCAATATTAAGTTTATATAACTTTGTAGCACTACCTGCAAATACTTCTACTACTGCACCAAATTTTGCTACAAAAACACTGTTAAGAGTTTCACTAGCAGCGTTAGAAAAATCTACTGCACTAGGAAAAGCACCATAACCAATACCTAAAGGATATACATTTTTAGCATCATTTAAACTACCTGCATTAGCTGGTTGGTCGGGTAACCAATCTGTAAATTGTAATCTTTTTGTTGTCATATTATGATTTCATTATGTATGCTAAAGCATAGTAAGGAGGTAAGTTAGCATCAGTTCCAGAGCTACCTGCATTATTAACTGTTATTGTGTGATTGTGAGCAGCAACTGTACTTGTGTTTGTTGATGTATTTCCTGTAAACACACTTGGGTCAAATGCACTACCACTAGCTTTTGCAGAACCACCAGCTCTATCATAAGTATGATTGTGTTCGTTTTCACTAGAGCTTGTAGCTGTGTGATTGTGAGTAACAATTATAGCATCCTTACTACCACCACTTAAAGTAGAAGAACCTGTTACTGTTGTTTTAGCAGCACCACCACTATCAGAATGAGCACCAATAACAAATCTATTTCTTAAATCAGGAGTTCCAGAAGAACCATTACATAGTAACCATCCAGTTGGAATAGTAGCAACAGTTCCTGACCACAGCATAATCATTCCAGTAACAAATGAAGTTGGAATAGTTAAAGTTGTCCAAGTTGGAGTTCCTGACCCTGCTGAAGTTAAATACTGTCCAGAAGTTCCAGCAGCACCATCTACTGTAAAATTACCTGTAACAGCAAGAGTTCCAGAAGATGTAACTGTGCCAGAGTTAGTTAAACTATCTCCACTAGAACCATCTACTAAATCTTTTACTTGTGCCATCATTTCACGAATTGCATTATTAATGGTACTGGGTGGGCATCCCTCATTTATGTTGATTGAGTTTATGTCAGTATTGTTAGCTGCAACACTATCCCATTGTGATACTTTAGTCTTTGCCATGTTTTATCCTTGTCGTTTCCAATCGTTAGTTCCTACTGTTGAATCTGTCCACACATCACTACCTGCTGATACTGCTGACCATGTGTTTTCTTCTACTGGGACATCAGTCCATTCTTCACCAAGTAAATATCCTATTGCTGTTACTGTTCCTACACCATTTATAGAAGCATTAGCGTTTCTTGTTATAGAAGATGCTGCTGTTAATGTTGCTACTCCCTCTACACTTGCACTTCCTACAGCAGTAAATCCACCTAAAGCTGTAACTGTGGCTACTCCAGAAATACTTGCATCACTTGTTCTTATTCTTAAACCATCAGCAGTTAGTGTAGCTACTCCACTGATACTTGCATCAGCATAAATAATAGAACCTGATAGAGCAACTGTTAATGTTGCACGACCACTAACATCACCACTACCAAATGCGACATAAACAGCATTAGCAGTAACAGTAGCAGTTCCAGTAATAGAACCTGTTGCATTATTAATAAAACCACCTAATGCAGTAACAGTTGCCTGACCATTAACACTTGCATTGCCAAGTCTTATTCTTAAACCATCTGCTGTTAAAGTTGCAGTTGCACTAATAGATGCAGCAACAGTTCTTTCTCTTAATGCACTAGCTGTAAGAGTACCTACCCCCTGTATCTGTGCAGCACCTGTTTTTGTTATAGTGCCTAGTGTAGAGTATGGACTCTGTGAAAATGTACTTATGCCAAACATTTATTCTGCTTCTTCTGCTATATTCATAGGACTTGCTTTAGTCCATTTTAGGTATTCTTGGTAGTCTTTGTTTGCTAGGTCAAATGGTATAGAAACTCTTTTATCATTTTCTTCATAGTAAACTATATTTAAAGGTTTTCCATCTATTCCTATTGGTCTATGATATTTTTTTAACATATTATAACTCCGAATCTAATTCTAATTTAGCTGATGAATTTGTTGCTCGTAAAATACCAGCTTGACCGCCTGTTCCTGATACATCAGAATTATTATATATAGAAACACAAGTATGATTATTATTACTATTTTCTAGTGTTAATGAATTAAGTGCATCTGCTGCGTTATTTCTATATATAGTATAATAACCAGAACCTGTAGTATCTGTTAAAGTTGGTTTTACTCTCATTGGTACTGGCATATCAATAACAGACGACATCCAAGTACTATTATAATACCAGCCAACATTTATTTCTGAATTAACTCCTTGAGCAGGAATATAATAATACCTCTGACACAATGCTAACTGCTGTCCGTATTGTAAGTGTTCAAAATCTGTAGCAGATGTTCCTTCTTCTACTTGTACACCTGTAATTCTTAAATTAGAACCATTGGTTGCTATATGATTTGTTTGACCTGTTACACCTTCTAATACAGAAGAAGTCCAAGTACCTGCTGTTCCTAATC